CAGAGTTCTTCAATTGACCATAAATTATCTCATCTTGTATTCCGTTATCATACCATACATCGTCTTTTGTGTCAATTTCACCATAGACTTTCGGTGATAATGAAAGAATGTGGTTCAAGGCATCATATAAACTTCCGTAAATTCGTTCAATCCTATTAGGATTATCTATAATAGAATTGAGAATCTTTCTTGCCTTGTCTTCCATGAATATAAATATAAAAAAAAGGGGAAGTTTTCACATCCCCTTATTTTACAAATTCAGACTTATTACTTTGGTGAAGTCTTATTATAATATTTGTTTACTGTTTGTTTTATAGTACTTTGTATTGACTCGACCTGTCTCTGCTTTTGAGCGGCTATCTGTTCAGGTGTCTTATTTTTGCATCCACAACCCATGTTCAAATTTTTATTAAAGTTTATATTGATAAATATTAACAAAATATAGATTTGTAAGTTCGAACATAAAGTATAAATAATGTATTTATTGATATGGAAATCATCAAAGTAGTAACCAAAAAACAATTGGTTGAAAACGTATCTTCTCTAAACGAATGGGTATTACATGACACACCAAAAGAACGGAGAGAAAAAGATGTGTGGAATCCCAAAAATTTACACTCAGGGGATTTAGGGTCTAATGCCAATGCCCTTTATAATTTTTTGGTTGAAAATGGTGATATTGATACAGAAGAATATGACGTGTACGATTTGATTCCCTGGGGTGAATTTTATCACATGACTGAATTTAGGTTGGCAGACACAAAAGACACTTGGTATGTGGGTGATGAAATTGACACCCATCGTAGTGCTATGGAAAATGTCAAAGATTTACTCGATGATATAGGTTTGGAAGGATTCTCACAAGATTTTGTCAAAAAACATATCAATTTAAGACGTTTGAATAATTTTGTATATCAAAACATTTCTGATAATGTTTATGATGAGCCAGACGCTTATGCTGAAACATCGGAAATGACACCTTCATTTAGACAAAAACAATATTTGGAGTTTTACGAAATCAAAATCAAAAAATTACAGGGTATGTTGAAAGACGAATCTGACCCTGAAAAAATTGATAAGTTGATGTCAGATATTCAAGCAACTGAAAAAAAAATCGAGTATATCTATGAGAACCCTGAGGGTGAGGAAGTCGATGAGGATAAAATTGATGAAATTATTGAAAGACTTTACAATCTTGCTAAGAATGACCCTTTGGACTATTTGAGAGAATTTGGTGGGTTAAGTGAAAAAGGAATGTTGGAGTTTTTGGTTAATCAAGATATGATTGATATGGATTCCCTTGTTAGAGATGTTGTGGATACTGATGGATATGGACACACATTGAATACCTATGATGGTTCGGAAAATGAAATTATGTTCGGAGATACCTTGTATTACATATTAAACAATCAATAAAATTAACTACATAAATCCATGAACATCTTTATCTTTTGTTTATGGAAAAAAAATCTACAAAATTTATTCTTAATAGCGATTGGTTTTTACAAAGACCAATTGATATGGAACACAAAGAATATATTTTAAGTTCTTTTTTATCCAAAGTGGAAGAAGCTTTGGGTCGTGGAGAAATTTATCCCTATTTTACGGAGTTATCCTTACATATGGCTTCCATCGGAAACTATCTAAAAAATGGAAAATATATTGTGTTGAAAAAAGAGTTTTCAGAAATCGATGATGAAATCATGTTATATGATTTGAAAAGTAAGTTGTGTAGAAAAAAATTCACTGAGTCTGAAAAAAATGAGTTGAATAATATATTGAAAGAATCTCATGAAAAATTATTACAGTATTTTTCCGTCTGTAAAGGGATGTGGGACTTTTCATTTGAAGCGACTTCCATCAAGTTACGTAAAAATCGAAAAAATTTATCGTTAAACAAATCATATGTTGTTTATCACGACACTTTCGGTGAGATGTATTATATTTGGGAAGTTGATTATATCAAAGATTATGAAACCAAGAATGGTAGTAAAATCGAGAGTAAACTTCTATACCAAGGTAATGATAAAACTTTTACCGAGGTCATTAAAAAGTTTTCAACAACTAAAAGTATGGATATACCAATCTTTGAGGTTTACTCAAGTCATAACCTTCCACTGGAAAGTAATTTATTACCTTTATTCAAAAGAAAGATTCATAGTTATTTTACCCAAACATTACCGTGAGTACCCCGTCACATAACGAAAAGGTTGAAACCAAATTTAATCTCCTCCCATTTGGAAGTCATGTTGGTGCTCCCAAAATAATTAAACCAGATACCTCAGCCTTCCTTCAAAGTTCCACTTCTAAATTCAATAGTCTAATAAAACAAAAATTTGAGGAGTTGAAAAAAGAAATGGAAGAGTTGGTATTATCCTATAATCTTAATGAAGTTGTTTATAGTTCTGAAATAAGATTTGAACCGATTGTGGGAGATACATATTTTTTATATAAAAGAGAAGAAAATAAATATTTTTTATCCATGATAGCTCCAACTGAATGGAAAATGGATTATATTTGTACAATACAATTAAACACCGACGGACAATGGGTTTTACTAAACGGTTCATATCCAAAGAAATGATTATCAACCATCTTAACTTTCATAAGTCAATACAGGACTTATTCAAAGTTGAGTCTTTAATCTTTACTGATAATTTTTCGTTCCAAGTGTTTGAACTTTTCAACATGGGATTAGATGGTAAACAACTCCAAGAAAAAATCCTTGAACTTGAAACAGACCAATAATTAAATTATATTATTATAAATTCAAAAACCATGAAGACACTCAAAAATAAACAAACCGGTGATATCCGTCGTGAGGATAATAAAACTGCAGACGTTTTGGCTGGATTTGCAACATCTCTATGGAAATTCATTTCCAAAAGTGAATGGAAACAATCACGTTCGACCAATAAACCTGTTGAAGTAGTCGTGTCCGACAAACCAACAACTAAAGCATCTAAGAAAAATGCTGAAAAGAAAGGTAGAAATAAGCGAGAAGGAAATTCTTGAGAACTCAAATGATTTTGAATTAGGTAAGATAGTCCGTAGAAAGTATTACCAATTAAAAGAATCCAAATCGTGGACACAAAAACTCAAGAGTTTGTTCTCAAAAATCTAAAAAGACCAACTCACATTACATACATCAAGGATAGAATTATAAAGAAAGATATGGAATCTACCATGATGATTATTGAACAACTTTGTGAATCCAATTTGATTGAAGAATCTTCGTTGGCTAAAAATTATTACGTTATAAAAGAAAATGCATAAACCTTACGTTGACCGTTCTCTAACCTATACTGACGACGGTAGATTGTTGGATGAAAATGGTGCTGCAATCATGATGGATTGGGAAGAACCCATCATGGAGAAATCTGCAGAAATCATTTGTAGGAATGGTGGAAGGGTGTTGAATGTTGGATTTGGAATGGGTTTCATCGATACCCATATTGAAAAACACATTGTTACTGAACATTGGATTATTGAAGCCCACCTTGATGTCTATACCAAAATGTTACAAGATGGTTGGCATCTAAAACCTCACGTTACAATTCTTTATGGTGATTGGAGATGGTACCTTCAGTTTTTACCAAAATTTGATGGGATTTATATAGACACTTGGGATGAAGATTTTTTGGATTTCCATAGATATATACCCAACATCCTACAACCCGATGGGATATATTCTTTCTTCAACAACCCAAGGGAGGATGAAAATGGTTTACATATTACCCAAGAGGAATTTGATATTCTCGATAAGTTTTGTACTATTGAGTTCGAGGAAATGGGGTTGACCCATGTTGATGAAATTGATACCCAAAGCACAACTGGTGAGTATTATTGGCACCCAACATGGAAAACCTATTATTGTCCAATACTTAAGCTTAAATAAAATGTCAGAACATTCAACATCTTACGAATACGTATCACATCCCGAACATTATGGAGGTGAGAATAATCCCTATGAGGCTATCAAGGTTATCGAAGCTTGGGATTTAGATTTCCACTTGGGAAACACAGTGAAGTATATCTCAAGAGCAGGTAAAAAAGGTACCGATAAAGAATTACAGGATTTGAAAAAGGCTCTGTGGTATTTGCAGCGAAAGATTGAAAATTTAGAAAAATAAATAATGTTGATTTATCTATTGTGCGGTATGTTTCTCACTGGAACAATAGAAGTATTAGCACTATATAATGCAATGGCTCGAATGAGTTGGCCCCAAAGAATTTTTATGATTCTACTTTGGCCAATCATTTTGATTTTTTTCTTACATGAATTAACAAAAGATGAATAAAATTAAAACAATAATTAACGGTGACTGTATTGAGGTCATGAAAACCCTGGACGAAGGTTCAGTGGATTTGATAGTGACATCTCCACCTTACGGGGTTGGGATTGATTACGATGTTCACGATGATGATATGATATGGGAGCAATATGTAAAATTTACATATTCCTGGATGGAACAGGCTTACCGAGTTCTTAAAGACGATGGTAGAATTGCTTTGAACATTCCATACGAGATTAATCGTCAGGATAAAGGTGGTAGAATCTTTATGGTCAGTGAAGTATGGCAGATTATGAAACAGATTGGTTACAAGTTCTTCGGAGTTGTTGACCTTGAAGAAGAATCTCCACACAGAAGTCGTACCACAGCTTGGGGGTCTTGGATGAGTCCATCAGCACCATACATCTACAATCCAAAGGAATGTGTCATCTTGGCCTACAAAAAGAACCACATCAAAAAGGTCAAAGGTGAACCTGAATGGGTTGGTGAACTTGGAGAAAGAGAAGATAAGAACGGTGTCATGAAACCCAAAACTTTCTACACCGAAGCTCAGAAAAGAGAGTTTATCGATTTGGTATTTGGACAATGGAATTACTTTGCCGACACTCGAAGTTTAACCAAAGCCACATTCTCGATGGACATACCCACAAAGGCAATCAAAATTCTTACCTATAAGAATGATGTTGTTCTTGACCCGTTTGCCGGTTCAGGTACTTCTTTGGTGGCTGCAGAGGTTTTAGATAGACAATGGATTGGTATTGAGTTGAGTCCACAATATGCCGAGGTTGCTCGAAAAAGAGTGAATACCTTTGTTGAAGAAAAACGACAACAAGTATTGGAATTCAATAAAGAGAATTAAATCAGACCCTCACCAATGGTGGGGGTTTTCTTTTTTGGTGATGATGGTATTTATAGTAATATAATTGTATTATGCAAGTAATTTTTACCGAGTCACAACTTAAACAAATTCAACAGATTTTGAAAGAGTCGGAACAAATCAATGAGGCTCATTGGTTGAACTATGTTGCTGATGTTGCTGGTATCTTTGACCCAACAGGAGTCATAGATATCGGAAATGGTTTATCCTACCTATATCAAGGGGATACTTTTTTTGGGATGTTGTCTTTAATATCGGCAATCCCTTACTTGGGAGATTTAGCAGCTAAACCTCTCATGTTGGCAGGAAGAGGTTCAAAAGTAATCAGACTAACAAATGATGCATTGAAAGTCGCAAAAACCAATCCAGCTAAGGCGACACGAATGATGGAACAAATTGGTAAACAAAATACTATGGTGGGAAAACTCATGGACCAAGTGAGAGTATGGGCACCAAAATTAAGAAAAATGGTCGATAGTATCCCAACAGGTAAAATGGGACAACCATTAAAAAACACCATTAACGATGCAATTATGTTTTTCGAAAAAGTTGGTGCCGGCTCACGAAAAGCTTCAAAAATTGCTAAAAACTTTTCTAAAAAAACCATGTCATCAGAGGAAGCCACTTCTGTTCTGAAACAAATAAGAAGTGCTGCTGAACAAGATGCTCAACTATTTAGATTATTTGGAGGAAGTGCCGCTCGAGGTATCAAAGGTTTTGAAAAATATAAAGCTAGTGGAATGCCAAGGTTGTTTGGTAACAAAGCAACAAGGAGTCTTATGAGAAGAACCAAATTTTGGGCGGGATTCTTAGATTACTTAGGTTTGGGGAATTTTGTAGGACCCGATGAATTATCTAAACAAATGGGTAATCAAGAGTTCAACAGTAAGATGAATGAATATTCACAGACCCAAGAAGCTAAACAAAATTGGGAAACCGAATTTGGAGGAGTTTCACAAGAAGAACCAACACAACAGACTCAAACACAAACAAGTTCGAGTGAAACATCATCAGACCCAACGAGGGACTTTTTTACTAATTTAATATTTGGTCCATTAACAGGAAAAGCAATTTAATCAAAATGACAAATACAGTTATAATAAATTTATTAATGGCTCAGAACCAAATGAAAATTTTTCATTGGCAAACAGAGTCTTATGCTCAACATAAAGCTTTTGGAAAGGTATATGACAATCTGAGTGGATTGATTGATGACTTTGTTGAAGTTTGTATGGGTAAACATGGTAGACCCAGTTTCCAAGGAGAGTTCAACATTCCATTATTCGATTTCAATACTGTGAGTGTTGATGACTATGTAAATTCAGTCGTTTTGTTTTTATTATCCTTTTCACAACTATATAACCCTGAAACGGATAGTGATTTGTTAAACATCCGTGACGAAATGTTGGCTGAGATGAACAGATTAAAATACCTACTAACACTAAGTTAAAATGAAAAAATTTATTATTACAGAGGAAGAAAAAAATTCAATCTTAAATCAACATATCCAAGCGACAAAAAGACAATATTTGTCAGAGAATAATATCTTAATGGAACAACCATATTTTTTGGAACCTTCCGAGGTCTTTGAAATTCAAAGTGGTTTGAATGATTATTTCAAAAGCAAGGGTGTGAAAATTGTAATTGTACCTGATGGTGCGTGGGGACCTAAAACTATTGAAGCTCTAAAAAAGTTCCAACAAATGGAAGGATTAGATGTTGATGGAAAAATGGGACCAAAAACTATGTCCAAATTACAATCACTTGGAATTAATCAAAATATAATCAGTAAAATTGGTTCTGCTATTGCGAGCTTATTCAAATGAGAAAAATAATCAATGAGTCGGGTTTAAGAGATATTAAAGCCTTAGCGGAGAGATACCCTAAGGCTAAAATTTATTTCCACCAAGACCTTGATGGGGTGACTACAGCACTTGCCATGAAAAACTATTTGGAGAAAAATGGAATCAAAGTTGTTGATTCGGAAGTTATTCAATATAATGATAAAGAATTTGCCGTTAAGAAACCCGATGCCAATGGAGATGTAATGCCCGTTTTGGTAGATTTTGCTCATGGAAAACCAATGTTTGTAATTCACACAGACCATCATGATAGACAAGCTGGTGCTGAAGAAACTGGTGCAAAATCTTTTAGACCTTCCCGCTCCAACGTTGAAACAATATCTCAAATTGTTTCTCCAAAAGATATTTTCCCTGAGACTGACCTTAGATTAATTTCTACGATAGACTCTGCTGACTTTGCAAAATATGATATCACTCCTGAACAAGTAATGAATTACATATTCAGAATCGATAAGGATAAGAGTTTATTACAGAACAAGTTTGCGATGGGAATGGTTCTAAATAAATTGTTATTAGCCTTCAAAAACAAACCAAAGTTTTTGGAAAACTTGGTGATGAACTCAGGACCTTCACTGTATTCAATATTGAATCAAATCAAAAAAGAAATGGGTGAGAGGAAATTACCAAAACCTGAAGACTTATCATCGAACCAAGCGGCGTACATTCAACAAATGAAAGATTCAAGAAGTGTGAATGTTATGGATAATATCATCGTTCAATACGGAGGTGGTAATATGATGAAACCGGGTTCATATGATAGATACACACCATTCAAAAACAATCCTGACGCGGACTTTTTGGTTATCGCTTGGCCATTGGGATTGTTACAAGCCTCATGTAATCCTTTTAAGAAAGATAGAGAACTAAAAGGCGTGAACTTAGGTGATATTGCTCAAGAGGTTTTATCTAAGTGGGAATCACAATTGAAATCCAAAAGAGTACCTCTGTCAACTATTAAGTACGTTTCCGAAAGTTCAATAGGTCCTATGTCCGTTGGATTTACCTTCAAAGATTTCAAAGCACTTTACGGGGACAAATTCGAAGAATTGGAAAATGGTGAGTTGTTGATGAAACAAATTCAATATGTTATGTCTCTGCCTTACAAAGAATTGACTGAAAAACAATTCGAAATGTTAGATAAGATAGGAGTATCTGCTTGGGATTTGATTCAGGCTAATTCAGGAGGTCACAAGTGTATCACGAATATTTCGGGTTTGAATTATCTTGGAAGAGCTCCAAGACCAAACGATGACCCATACCGTTACAATCAAGAATCGGAGGATGCTCCCCACATTAAATTTGTAAGAATGTTACAAAAAGAATTTGTAACTAAACTACAAGAAAAGATTGAAGCTTCTAAGGCTTAACCCACTTATTCTTATAATTTTTATTTGAAACGCAATAACTTGCGTAGGAGTTCACTTGTGGGTATCCGGTGTTATAGAAACCACAAGCCAAAGACCATGAACCATATCTATTTTTCAACCTACGGAGATAATACATCGAGGTTTCAACATTGAGTTCCAAATCTGTCCTGAGTTCCTGACGGGAAATCTTTCGTTTTAATAACCCACGAGCTGTTGATGGCATGATTTGCATTGGTCCCTCTGCACCGGCATAAGAGGTTCTAAATGGATTGTAGGACCAATGGAATGGACCACGATAACCAGTTTCTTTATATGCAACATTATAGGCAATGTAAGCCGGTACGTCGTATTCCTTTCTATATTTTTCTATGATGTTATACATGTGGAGACAGGTTGGGGAGTTAGGATAAGAACCCAACTCCACCAAGAAGTCCTCTTCAACGTCTTTTTGTATCTCCTTGATGCTCAACAACACCATTCCCAATCCACCAAAGATAACAATAAGCCAGAGGACAAACCCTGTCCGAAAATCCACATTCATTATTGGGCCGAATTATTGTGTTGACCCCAAATGTTACGTGCGTAAAGTGTGAAAATAGATTTACCAATTTCTTTTTCGTAGATGGTATAATTACCTGTAGATTTTTCAATCACCATCAAACGAGAGTTTTCATCCACCGCCAAGATGATTGATTCACGTTCTACAATGTGCATCTTCGATGGCATTTCCACAGTTTTAATTTGTTTGTAGTAGAAACCTACACCAAACCCAACACCCAATCCAGTAAGGACCAAGACAACCCAAAATACATGACTGAAGAACTTTCGGAGTCCCTCCGAAATCTTGTTCCAATAAAGTTTTAATTTGTTTTCCATGTGTCAAAGTTATAAACTTTTTCACATAAAATCAACCCGGTCTTTTGTTCCTCGTCTTTGGGCATAATAAATAACATGGAGTCAAATCCATCGAAAGTCTTTCCTTGCATACCTGTACGAAGTCTGTCAGGTGAAGAAATTACTTGTGGATTAAAATCATTTTTTCCTATTGATAAAACCATACTTATAGATAAATATATAATATGAAGAAAGCGTCGGGAGTAATTGTTAAACACGGTGACAAATGTCTTCTGTGTAAAAGAAATTCCAAGAATTCCTTGGGAGGTGAATGGAGCATACCCGCAGGAAAACTCGAGGAAGGTGAAGAACCTGTTGACGCGGCTCACAGAGAATTCTACGAAGAGACCCACAAGCGAATTAAAACCCCTTTATTCTTCCAAGGGGTCCTGAAAAGATTCGATAGGACTGGAGAAAAACAAACTGGTATGATGTATGTCTTCGCAACTGAAGTGGATGAACCAATCATTCCAAACTTGTCCAAAGCCAAAGATGGTGACGAACACACCGAGTGCGGGTATTTCAATTTGGAAAATTTACCAACACCGATGAACAACCCATTCAAAAATTTTGTAACTTCGTTCCTCAATTCATAACATATGTCAGACAACTCTTATCGATTCATTTACTGGGACGATGTCGAAGATGATTCTCCCGTGTCCAAACCAAACAATCAAAACTTTTCCGACGCTTTGGAGGATGAATAAACAACTTCAGGGTATTTATTGATTATGAAATTAGTAAACCTATTACGGGAGGCTCTTATTAACGAGATTGAAAAAAAACCAAACCCATGTGATTCATTGGGGGAAGGTAATAAGTTCTGTAAAGGTTTGCAAAATATATTATCCACAGGTACTGGTGGTAAAGGAGCTGAACTCCTTAAGAAAAAATCTTTTGATATGTTCAAAGATTTAAGGGATGGAGATTACATCTCGATGGGGGACAAGATAGTATTACAACCAGGTAACAAACAATTTGAGGATAGAATTTCAGATATGGTTTTGCTTACCAAAATCCTGAAAAAACACAATTCATGTTCTGCAATTGTCACAGCGGTGCAACAGGATATGAAAAAGTTGGCAACCAAAGGATTGACCATGTTGGTTGATGATGAACAGAAATATTCATTGTTCAATAGAATCAATACACACTCGACAAACCAATCCTATATCATCACCTTGTTAGCCCTTGAGGAGAATAAGAAAAAAGATTTCAAGTTTTATAAGATAGATACTTTTGACAATCGTCAAATCATCGAAGAGGTTACTGAATTATTGAATGACCCTTCAACTATGAGTAGGTTGGACACGTTGATATCAAACTTAATTAACAATCCCGACACTCAACAACAAATCTTGGATGCGTTTAATTATTCGAGAAATGTCGGTTACGCCGTTGAAGATGCTGGTTACAATGCTCTAAAATCCATAGGTTATGAAGTTTATCCCTTCTCAGATGACTTCGGTTTCATCGATTACTTCGGTATTGATATGGTAGCCGTTGATGATAAGGGAGCTCATCCAGTTCAAGTATCATCCAAAATGAAATCTAATCCCAAAATATTTGATTGGGAAGCACCTGATTGTAAAGTATTTGCATTGGCGAAGTCAGGAGACAAGTTCTTAAAATATTCACCACTCGCTTGACGAAAACAAAAAAGTGATTATAGTTATATCACTTTGGTCGTTTTGGGGATATTTATTAAAACCAAAAAAACTTTAGGAAAAGATTTGACAGATTGAAAATTTGTTGTATCTTTGTATAACAAAACGGGGGTAACACCCCGAACGTTCTTTATAAAGCCAATTTACCCCCCTAAAGTGAATTGGTACCGAATGGGCGGTTTAGCGTCCTTAGATAACCCCGGCAACGGGACTAAAGGGGACAAAAGGGTTTAGCGACCCAAGTAGTTCCGCAGGTCATTGACCTGACAACTAAACAAAGTACCTACGGTGAAGACCCTGACGGCAAGTGCTGAGGGGAGGACACCACTCCGATTTTGTAGAGAATCGGGGTTGAGATGGAGACATCAATAGGAAAAGGTACAGGTGACGGTTTGAGACATCCCGCCGGGTGTTGTAAAGCTGAGTACCAGTCTGAGGGGTTACCACGGGGTCAAACCTACCGTAGTCCTGATTGACCGTCAACTGGCGGGTTGACAGAGAGGTGTGAAGCATTTCGTTCCCAAAAGGAATGGACCTTCTCCCGAAGCACATCTTTCATTATTCTACAAATAGCTACATATCAATGTGAATGATATTCTCAGATACAAGCGAAAGTCTTCGGGCGTTGATACTGAAAGGTGTCTAATCCTTCAGGTCATCGGACCAATGAAGGCATCAATCGGACCGCAAGTCCTTTGGTGTTGATTGTGAAAGTACTCGTGGGACTGCAATCCCTTAGTGAGCCCCGAAGGTTCAAGAGATATAACTAACAGTTGAGTTGGTGTCAACGAAAAGAGTGGTAGACTCAAATTACCGACACTGGTTGGTTACGATAGGCAACTGTTGTGGACCGAGTGGGGAAAGGATAATCCCACCAAAGACTGACCACCTAAGCTCGTAGTCTCAGAGCATAGCCAGACCCTCATCGGATTTTTTCGGTGGGGGTTTTTTTATTCCAAAACTTTGCCGTACATTTGTAGTGTTAATAACCAATAACCCAACACGAATGTCCAAAGTAGTCAACATCACCAACCTTCGCACGGTAAACTTCATTAAAGGTCAAAAAGGTCAGTTCCGTTTCGTAGTGAAGGTTAAAGCAGGTTTTGTTACCATCAATGAATCTCCTTCTTGGCAGAACGAACAATTCTCGGAGAATCCATCCTTGGTACTTGGTAACTACGAGAAAGGTGCCCTTCAGACTGTGGAGTTCAAAGCCGAAGATTCGGATTTTTGGTTGACAGTTTTTGCTCGTGTTGGAAAGAAAATCAAATTGGTTGACTTGTCTATTTTGGAAGGTTTGAAGGTTGGAACCATCAATCAACTTTGGTTGAATACCGAACTCTACTCTCAAGAACAATACAAAGTTGTAAATGCGAAAAGTTGGGATTCTAAAGCTTACGTTATGAATGAAGTGGTCGAGATGGTTTAGTGTGTTTTTTGTTTTTGTTTTTGTGGACCCTCACCCAAAAGGTGGGGGTTTTTTATTTTTGATGTATTTATCAGTATGAAAATACAATTGACAGAATCACAATACAACAAAGTAATAGACCTTATTGAGGCTGAAACCCAAGAAAAAGAATGTATGTTCAATGATATAGATGTGTTGAATACTTTCTTGGAGGGTATAGTAGAATTTGATGAGACTACGTTAGGTCCTGAAACTTCAATTGAAGAATTAAGTGCCGAGATTAAAGACCCAAAGACCAAATTAATATTCAAACAATTGGACGAACGTTTGAATTCTTTAACTGCAGACCAACTCAAAGATGAGTTGAAAAAAGTTCTTGCCATGAAAAATTTACAAGAACAAGGGACCCCTTATACTGAACAAACAGTCAATATTGCTGGAATGGCAGTTCCAAAAGTTGTGGTTCATGGTGCGATTGGACTAATTGCAATTGCGATTTTATCAAAATTATTTAAGTTTTTGGGAGCAATTGCTGGTGGAATGAAAAGTAGTAACAGAAGAGGTTACTCAAGATTGGCGTCAAAATCTGTGGGATGTCAAGGTGGTGCAGCAAGAGCAAGACTTGTTAGACGTAGAAGAAGACGTGAAAATTGGCGTAGTTTTCTTAGAAAAGTTGGTTTGAGGTAAAAATTACTTTTATTGTTTGTAAATTTTTTCATATACTTATTGGTATGAAAAAATTTATTCTTTTGATGTTTATGACTTTGATGTCTATAACATCGTTTGCTTCCCACTTAGCAGGTGGAGACATCCAATACAAATACATTGGAGATTCAACGGGAATTCCAAATCACTACAAAGTATTATTGAGGGTATACCGTGATGTAACGGGTATTGCGATGCCCACAACAGATATTGTTACAGTCAGTTCTGGTTGTTATGCAAATCAAACCATAAACATGAATTTGATGGCTGGTTCTGGAACTGTTGCACCAACACTTTTTGATTGTGTTACTCCTGGCTCTCCATCTACAAAAACTTTGGAAATTTATCTTTATAGAGGATATGTTGTTCTACCTGGAACTTGTCCTACTTTTAAGTTTTGGTACGATAACTGCTGTAGACCAGGAAACATAACTAACATATTTACATCCAATGGTACCTTGGGGAATGATGGTTTCTTCTTCGATGCTGACTTGGATAATACTCTTGGTAACAACTCATCACCAATATTCATATCAGAACCAGTACGTGCCTTTTGTGTAAATAACAGCTTCAATTGGGCTCAGAAAAGTGTGGAATATGATGGTGATAGTATTCATTATCAATTAATTGCCTGTCGTGAGAATGCCTACCCAAATCAAACCAATATTCCATTTGACCCAGGTTATAGTGTAAACCAACCTGTGACATCGCAATATTTTACGATTAACCCCAAGACTGGAACCATTTCGTTCAAACCCACACAACAAGAAATTGATGTGTTGGCAATCAAAATTACTGAATATCGTTTCGATTCTCTATGGGGTGTTTGGTATCAAGTTGGTTCGGCATCAAGGGACATGATGATTGGTATTTCAGCCAACTGCTCTCCCTTGGCAATGCAAGGAGTCAAATTGGACTACAACTATCCAGGTCAATACTTGGATTCAATTACCATGTTGCCTGCGGTTGATTACAATTGTGGTGATACCGCAATTGATTTACATTTTGCAATCAAATTGGATTGTGAATCTGTTGCTGATGATGGAACTGATTTTCGTTTGACAAATCCTTTGGGGCAACCTTTACCAATAAAGAAGTTGGTACCTCAATGTGATATTAACGGTGAGAGTTCCGTTCTTACGGTGATACTTCAATATCCTCTTTTGGTAAATGGAAGATATTTCCTGTATTCCAAAACTGGTAATGATGGTAATACTTTGGTCAATAAGTGTGGTATCGCCATGAATGAATTTGACACCTTGGTTATTGTTGTTGATGATTGTTTTGAACCCGTTTGGAAATTTGAAAACGTCACGGTGGTTAATGATAATCACACAATGTTACAATGGAGTATTGACACCAATAGTTTTGATACAACCTATTTCCAAGGATATGGGATTTTCCGTTGGGATGGAACACAATATGCTTTTCGTCAATTAGTTACAGATTGGGACCGTTTGTACTATGATGATTTGACGGCAACTAATGTTGATGGACAACCTTACGATTACAAAATAGATTTCAGATTCAATAACTTTATTTTCGGTCCGTCGGATTCTATACATTCGATTCATTTACAATCAAATGGAGAATGTGATTCGGTTTGTTTAGTTTGGAATTCCTATAATGGATGGGCGTTTCCTTTATATGATGTTTATATCAATTATCAGAACACATGGATTAAGTGGAATAACCAACCAATAGTTGATACCACTTATTGTATGGTCTCAGATACCTTAGAGGTAGGAAATTATGATATCAAGGTTGTTGCTGAAAATCTACCCTATTTAAGTGAAAGTAACTGGGTTAAATGTACACAACCCGCACCACCTGTGATAACAATTCCAAACGTTGTCACACCTAATCAAGATGGTATTAATGAAAGTTTTGTAATTAGAAACCTTTTACTTTATGATTATAGACCAATCGTTATTAAGAATAGATGGGGAAGAACGGTTTTTCAAAGTTCTCAATACAACAACGATTGGGATGGAAGCAATGTTCCTGATGGTGTCTATTATGGTATGGTGAGTATCATAATGAATAACCAATTGGTAAGTTATCCATTCATGGTTACGATACTACATCAATAGTCTACGACTTTTTAATAAGCTCCAAGTAGATTTTATTAGTTTTTCATTATTGAATTTATCTTACGGGATTTGGGATTATTTATTAGTAAAATAGTCATTTATGAAAAAACTATTATTATTTACTGGTTTAATGATGTCGTTCTTGACATCGGCACAAACTTCAAATGGACATGCGAGTAGATATGTTTTCTCCCCATCTGGTTTTGGGATTGAGAAGGACAGTGCATATCTAAACGTCGTTGGTCCCCTGATTGACTTTCAATATGGGGTTACTGATAAAGTTTCTGTAGGAGTTGGAACTCCGTTGTTTTTGGGTGTATATGGGACTGCTTCCTACCACACACAAGTCAGCGATAAACTTTTCTTCAAGACAGGATTATTGGCGGGAGTACCGACAGTTGGTCGTGGAACTTTTCTTTTACCCTTTGCGGTTGGAACATATGGAAACCCTGACAACCAATTCAGTTTGGGTGTAGGATATTCAAGTTTCAATAGTGATGATATTGAACTCAATGGAACTGCATTGAACATTGGTGGATATCACAAGATGGGAAGTAGAATTGGTTTTGTTTATGAAGCGTGGTATTTACCAAGTTCAGAGACAGCAATCATCACTCCAAACTTTAGAATCTATACAAATAGAGACAGAAGATATTGGAACTTTGGATTCGCTAACTTCTCCCAAAGATATACTGAAAATGAATATAAGTTATTAGGATATGACTTGAATTGGGATGGTATTGTTGATACCCAAGACCCTAATTTGGGTGGATATGAGGTGTATGATTACAATACGGTAGTGGGAAAGTTCTCGTATTGGGAAAGACTTATTCTTCCGACCATCACATTTGCGATGTATCTATAAACAAAAAAATAAATAATTCGAACCCGAGATTGAAAAGTCTCGGGTTTTTTTGTATATTTGTGGTATCTAAACAAGATGAGAATGAAATTTGAAATGTCCGAAACACAAAGAGTTAAACTTGAAGAATGGCAAGATGCCATCACGAAAGTTTATGGAATGCCAGGTGACTTCCAATACATATTCAAACCACTTGGAACGGGACATTCGTTGGTTGTTTATAGTGAATTAGCAAATTTTCAACTGGATTTGACAGAACCTGAAACCTTTTAATTATGCCTGAATTTGAAACTTATGTAGACGTTGACGTGGATGATTTTTTGTCCGCACTTTCAACAAGAGAAACAGAAGAACTTATTGATGCTTTAGTTGAAGATGGATGGGTGACGAGAGTCTACCCGAAAGGAGTTATTCCTGAAGAACGTCTACCATCCATCCCTGATATTGAATGGCAAGAAATGTGTAATAAACTTTCTAATATTCGTTTACAAATTTCCTCGCAAGACGAACAAACCATCCGACAAATTATTTCCAAATTCTAAAATATGTTAAAAGCAGACATTATTGTCGACCTTCAAGCGGGAGACACAGGTAAGGGTAAAGTTGCTCACGCCTTGGCAAAAAAACCAAATTACTACACTCACGTTGTTCGTTATAACGGAGGAGGAAATGCCGGTCATACCGTATATCATAATGGTAAAAAGTTTGTGACACATTACATTCCTGTGGGTGTATTGTATGGGATTAAATCTATCATTGGACCTGGTTGTGTTGTGGACCCCGACAAGTTGGATATCGAAATTGCTGAATTGGAAAATGCGGGATTTGTTGTCCGTGGTAACTTATTTATTGATAAGAGAGTCCACATTATTACACCTGAAAATATCTTGGAAGATTCCAAAGACACCAAGATTGGTACTACAAAAACTGGAAATGGTCCAACCTATCGTAACAAATATGACCGTAAGGGTCTAAGAGCCGAGGATTTTTATATTGATGATTGTCTCATTGACATTTATCGTGAATTTCACCAACATCAACCAAATGCACAAATTCTATTCGAGGGGGCTCAGGGATTCGAGTTGGACATTGACTGGGGTGATTACCCCTATGTTACATCATCACATTGCACCGTTGGTAGTGCAATTATGAATGGTGTGCCTCCCCAGTCAATCAACCGAGTTTATGGAATTGCTAAAGCATATCGAACTTATGTCGGGGCGAAAGACTTCGAGGGAAAAGACCCTATCTTCAATAAAATACGTGAGGTTGGTGAGGAGTATGGTGCAACAACTGGTCGACCACGACAAGTAAATTGGTTGAACATTGATGACTTAATGAAAGCAACCAACATCAATGGTGTTACTGATTTAATCATCAACAAAATTGATATTTTGGAAAAAGTTGGAGTCTTCAAATTAATTGATGGTTATGACATTAGAGAGTTCACTAACTTGGAGGACTTCAAGGACCACATTCGAGATTTGGTTACCATATATTGTCCAACAGTAGAACATGTAAATTTTTCGGACACCCCGTTTGACATTTAATTTTATTTTCTATATCATTCATCAACTAAAAACCCCTTATTATGACAAGTTTCGATATTATTAATATCCTCGGTTGGTCAGTATTCATCATTGCTTGGGTTGCCAAATGGTATTTCTCTCGCAAAGAAGATAAAATGTCCGAACAACTAAATCAAAAAATTCACTTGGCAAAAACCTCTGAAGAAATTTCTGAAGTGGAAAAAATGTTTGTCCAACTTCATGACAAACGTTTTGGACTTTCAGGTTCGTATGGAATTGCAATTCAAATCATGGTCTTCGGACTTGGTTTGTTCGTCTCAAACTTAATTCATTTAATCGCAAAATAACATGACAATTAAACAAGCACTCAAAGAAAAAAACAAGCTTACCAAACAGATTCAATCTTTGGTGACTCGTATTCAAAAGTACAACTCGATGGAGGAAGGTTCTGTTAGAACCTATGAGCCACGAGAAGACATGGATACTCTTACCCAAACTGTTTCTCAATTGGTTTATCTTAAAACTCAGATTCACCAAGCAAACGCAAAGGTGTATGATAAGATTTTCCGTTTGTCGGAGTACAAAGGATTGGTAAAGTACCTACGAGTCATCGACTGCACCGAGGGTAAGACCAACGAATCTCGTAGATATGGTGAATCTGCAACTATTGTGAAAACCACCATTTTTGGACAAATCGAAATGGATAATCTAATCACTTACTACGAAAGTGAAATTGAAAAAATCCAAGAAGAGTTGGACGTTCACAACGCAACGACTCACATCTAAGTTGGTGTCTATTTGGTTTGGGGATTTACGAACCTATGGTTCATTCTACAATATACACTAAGTAGTGATGTTTGATTCTGATGTGAATTTCAAAAGTCATCGGTCAACATAGTTCAACAGTCGTCAAGAGAGTATCAATAATCTCAAAACTCTTTCAAAATAAATCTCTGACCTTATAGCCCAACTGCCCCCATCTTCGGATGGGGGTTTTTTATTTAAGATATTTTTTGTATTTTTGTGGTATGAACTTAGAGACTCTACATCGGTACTGTGAGGATGGGTTGTTGTACAAA